CATGTATATACATATAAGTCAAAAGTAGAAAACGTTGATTTATTTTCAATTAATATTAAGTTGACATTGGTATAAATTTCACTGTTTTTCATCAAATTTCAATAAAACATATGAATGTAAATAATACATCATCGAATTTAGTCGAATATGTATCCCATTTATTATTTTTTAATTCTTTTCTATTTAGATTTGATAATATATCGACTAAATCATGTCCATCATTATACAGTAATGCTTTCCCATCTAATAACTCTATATGACATTTATCGTAGTTAGGATTTCCACGCCCACTCCACGTTATAATCGGCTTATTGGCGACTGAAAATTCTCCACATGCTAAACCAAACGTTTCCCCCATACATCTTCCATGTAACATTATATCACACGAATGTATAATATTAAATTTTTCTTCTTCACTTTCAACCCATGGAATATACACTATTCGGTCATGATAATAAAAGGGAGTTGTTGATAAAAAAAAGAATATAATATCTTTTCTTAATTCTAATATCTGTCTTATCGCTTCATGCACAAATGGCAAGTCAAAACTGTCAACCCCACCAATTCTCCCGATTATAATGGTATCCTCCGAAATTCCCATTTCTTCTCTCACATTTATAGTGGGATTTATATTTTTTATAATATGAGGAACATATAGAGATTTATTGAATTTTTTAGCTAAATATTTAGATACTCCCGCATAAACAGTTCCGTGTGGCGCAGTCATATTAAAAACACAATACATTCCCGATTTACAGTTAGATGGAATAATATTATCGTTTTCGCCCGATTTGATCATATGAATAAAATCAATTTTATTAGTATCTATAAAGGACTCTATTTCATGATTTATATGGGATGTATTGTGTGGTTTATGGTCATAATTATAAGTGAATACGTTAAAATTTTCCTTTAGTTTAGTTATACCTTCGTTTTTACTTTTATTCGATGTTATAAAAGATATGTTATGTCCAAGTATGGATTTTAATGCTATACCATAATCTAATGGAGCTTTCCCGCTACCCCTCCCATCAAATTGTTCACAGTGTATTGCTATATTCATATGTCGCACCTTTTATTTTTAATTTTTCCGCCCTATCCACCGTTCCTCTTTTTATAAAATATTCATTCATTTCTTGTTGAGCTAATATATTATAATTTGATAGGTGTGGATTGTCTTTAACCGTGCCATTGCTTATATGAATAACTGGAGTCCAGTCACATACTCCAATTTTCCAATTGTTATCTTCACAAATAAATCCGGTCATTAAATCCTGAACCCATCCATATTTACTATCAAATGATTTTGCAGTTTCTACAAATTTTCTTTTCATTAATGGACACATATAATCTACGAATGGAACTATTCTTAAATTTGTAGAATTCCAACAATGCATTTGTTTCCAAAAACACTGAGATTTCTCCGGCTGTATTACACATGGAGAAATTACCATTAAATCGTCTTGTTTGAATAATAAGTCTCTCAATGTTTTAATGAAGTTATTTCCATGTAAAATAATATCTGAACTATAAAATCCAAATGAATCATATTGGGGATTGTCGATGAATAATTTCATTGCCATATCCAATCCCCCACCAAAATAAACATTTTCGTCAGATTTATATGTGGAATATTTGCTAGATTTTCCTTCGTCGCTTCCATTGTCTATTACAATTAATTCATAATTTCCAGAATTTTCATATGGTTTTAACATTTCATATAATTGATCGGTATATTTGATCGTATTATGGTGGAGAATAACTATTAAGCTTTTTGTCATACTTGTCGTAAATTTATACTTAATTTTTTATCGGAAATATTTATATTTTTTGGAACGCATAAATGATCGCACGGATACTCATTTATTATTTGATATACATCATAATTTAATTGATTTTTAATAAACTTAGTTAATTCGGTTGTAGTTGTGTTATATCTAGTTAAATGACAATCTTCCATTTCAACAAATAATATAGGATTATGCGTTTTGATAATATCTAACATTCCATTTAATGCAAATAATTCACATCCTTGAATATCCAGTTTTATAAACTTTATCTTTTCTGTAATAAATCCATCCAATTTTACCATATTAATGGAATCTCCGGTAGAATTCAAATTAACCCATGTATTTCCGATATTTCCGGGAAGCTGATAGTTAGGAGGTGTTATAGATATAATTTTATTTTCATTTCCTATAGCGCAATTGTATGTTGTCACATTACTCAATCCATTGATAAATACATTACAATTTAATTGTTGATATATTATTCTAAGTGGTTCAAACGAATATACTTTTCCTATATCTCCTACCAATTTCGACATTGTTATTGTGTGAAATCCACAATTAGCACCGGCATCAATAACACGATCTCCTATATTTAAAAATGCATTTACTATAGTTCTAAAATGTGGCTCATATTCTTTATTCTTAGCGACCATATTCGTCAATGCATCATTTTCTAACATGATCATTAATCTATCGTCCAATTCAACTTGGCATATAGGTAACATATATTTTATTCTTTAAAAACCTCAATACACAGCACATTATCGTCATTTATCAAAATCATAACTCCATCAGTGCGGAAAAATTTTGTAAATTGTCCTTGTTTTATTGATTTTGACAGTATTCCGTTAAATGTTCGTTTTACTCCACCCTTGAAATGTATTATCTGCGTAATTATATCTCCTTGTTCACTAACAGATGATTTTAAATTTAATTCATTATTCATTTTATTGTATGCCCCATATTTTCTTCTTTTGTAAATTGCGAATTATAACGTAAATTAGTAGCAATTTGAGTTTCTATAGTTTTATCATGATATAATGCCCATTCTTCTTCGGCTGGAAGAAATGAATATTCTTTATATCCAAGTATGCGCTCATGTAATTTTCCGGTCCATTTGATTCTAGGATAATCATTTTTTAGGATGCGACCTTGAAAATCTGGAAAATTAACCCGTAATGTGTTGTAGGTAGGAGAGTTATCTAATTTCCACCCCCACTGTTTAGCATGAGTTTCATTAACTCCTTTAAATATATTAATCCGTGACACCCAATATAATTCAATATTTGGATTGCTTTCTAGTAGTAATCTTAAAGACTCGCCAAGAAGAGAAATTGGAGGCAGTTCATCGGAATCAATATGAAAACAATAATCTTTACTGGAATGTTCTATACACTTATTCTTAAAGGCGGCATAATCTTTATTGAGAGAATAATAAAATACTTTAAAATTGCCTTCTCTATTATTGGACTTCTGATAATCCAATACTATTTGTTCGGTTTCTTTAGAAAAATTATCTTTATCAATAACTACTACAATTTCATCTTCCGGTGTAACGTGCATTACCAATGTTATTAATAATTGACGTAACGTATCGGTTTCGTTACATGTAGTAACACAATATGAAATAGTGGTCGGCATCTTAATAATTGTTATTATATTAAATTTTAATCGAAATGTAAAGTTATTTTAATCTCTAAATATGATTAGTCGTATATTCGCTTTACCTTCTCCGTAATATTGATAAACTTCTTCTTTAGTTTTAATCTCGGTAAATTGATTATTATTTTTCATATCAATTATACCACACTTTAAATTTTTCGAGAATGCTTCTAAAAATAATTTCTCCCAATACCACTTTCCCTTGGGCGTATGAACTCCATCAGACATGACAAATTCATACTTTTTAAGTATATTATTAAATATCCAATCTCTTGCTAATCCACGAAAATTCCGACTATTCCAGATGCTATGATTAACAATTCCATTAGAATGATCTAATTTAATTTCAGAATATGAATGATATAAATGAATGGTCGGTTCATGTTCTTCCATTAAATTTATAAATGTGTTATCTTCTTCTATCTTTTGATATATCCTAAAAGTAAAACTCCCATACTTATGATGTCCTATTAAATTACTGTCTTTTTCAATTTTAACTGCTTCACCAGAATTAGCAATCCAATCATCTAATGCAATTGTATAATCCCGATACATTATCGGAGATTCGGTTAGCCCATACGTTTCTAGCATATATGACTTATAATCGAAGTTATATGCGTCGAATTCTTCGCTCATAACTTATTGATTAGTCCGTAATCCTATTACAACATCACCAGCCACATCAGAATTCGCAAATAGATGTTCGATATTATCAGTTGGCGGAACTTCTTTTAGAGTTGCCGTATTTAAAATGAACAATATGACGCCATCATTGGCAAGTTCAACTCGATTTTTCCACATACTTAACCATATTTTAGATCCCATAACGCTTTGACGATTATCAGATAATATGGGACAGTTCCATATCCTTGCCAATTCAATGTATAATGTCGATGCTGCTCGACTTGGATTATCCTGCATTTTATTTATTAATTTAGATTGATATGATCCCTTTAGCCACCGTTTCTTATGGAATGTCGCTCCAATATGACATATTAAATCATCATCCTTTTTACTTATGATAGCAGCCCACCGATCACCAATATCTCCAAGTTCACCAAACACGATAAAATACCCACCGTCTATTTGATATGTATTTAATTTATTATTTTGCAATCTGACATTTAGCATATTAGATAGTGCATCAATATTAGACGGAGTCAAATCTTGACAGATTCTAGGCATCTCTAATAATACTTCTTGTAATAACGTTTTTAATTTAATTTTCGGCATACTTTATAGTTTTCGCAATCCTACCAATATATTTTCCGAATCAATATTATCAGAAAATATTTCATTGATATTATACTTTTTTATTTCTTTTTTCGTTGCTGTATTGTATACGAAGGGCACAATCCCGTCATTGGCCGAGAAAGTTCTATTTAATAATTCAATCCACACATTCATCCCATCCCCCGTCATTATACTATTTGAGAGTATATAGCAGTCCCACAACGTGACTAATTTGATATATAACTTTGAAGCGGCTTTCTCTGGATAAGATGTCAATTTTACTATTGCTTTTGATTGATATGTGATTTTATCATTTATAATAGATTTTACAAATATACCGCCCATGCAACATTCGTAGTTGCTATTTGTAATAACTACCCATCTATCGCCCAAGCCATTTAAATCCCCATATACCACCCAGAAATCTTCTCCGATATTATTTTTTTTAGATAATACTAAATTTAGTTTATCTTGTATAAATAACTCAAAGTTGATGGACGAATTATCATGTGAGGCTGATAAATCTACTATCAAAGATTTCAATTTATTATCATTAAGCATAATTACATTTACTCTTTATATTCAATTTTAACTTCAATTGATTTTACTTCTCTATTTTCGATTAACATATCAACAAGTGGTGATAAGAATGATTTTTGAGATGTTTTATATTCACCTACCAAATCAACAACTCTTCTCTCAGAATCTATTTTTTCATTTAGTTCTCTGACGCTGGTTAATAATTCTCTATTAATAGTTTGACTGGTGTCTTTATCGGATTCATTTTCTCGATAAGTTAATAATTCATTTTTAACTTTCACAAGGGTATCAATTAACTCTTTCTTTTCAGCCTCTAATTTTTCGATCCTTTCATCTAGCTTATATTGGATAGATAATGAAATGGCAAGATCATCTGTTAATTTCTTATTGAAATGTTCTAATGTAATATTATCTTGTTTATATCGATTAGCATCCGTTGATAAAGTTTCAATTTCAGTTGCGGCTTCTTGAAATAATTGCTGTAAGAGACAATTATCAAGTAATATTGGATAATGATGTCCTCTTAATACAGTATCATAATTTGATGAGAATGGAATTGCTTTAATATTTTTCCGGAAACCGTTAAAATAATCAAGTTTAGTGTTTAAAACTCCGGCGGATTCTGAATTATGTGTCAATATAATGGCCGTATGAGTATCATGAATAACTTCTCCCGCCGCATACTTAGTATTTGTGGCTCCCATTAACATTCGGGTTGTATGTCCGACTCCTCGATTAACATTGTAATAGTTAACCAACTCTTTTAATTTATTTAGTATTTCACTCATAATTTAGTTATTATATAATTATTTCAAGGAATTGTCAAGTTATTTGATAATATTTCCGATATTTTCTTCATATCCCAATAAGGAATTCTTAATAATTTAATATTGTTATTTTTAGCATATTCATCCTTACGACGATCATGCTCTTTTGTTTTTAATAACTGGTCTTCTGTTGTTTTAGTTCCTCCAAAATACCCCTCACCATAATGCTGTTCCCCATCATACTCAATTAATAAATTCTGAGATGGAACGAAAAAATCGTATCTTAATAGTCTATTTCCAATTCCCACTAGCCCATTAAATGTTTTCTGGCGTTGATATTCTAACATATTGATGTCTAAATAAACTCTGACTTTATGTTCTCCACTTGATAATTCGCAATATGGACATCTACCATCATTTATATGCTCATATGGAATTTTTGAAAATGTTTTGTTGCATGTATTGCATATTATCTGAACTTGTGTATGTGCATTGATATAATTAACCAGAGAATAATTAAACAATTCTCCATATGTTGAATGTGCAATTTCAATCCATTTATGAGTAGTATATGGAACATTTCCAGCACATATTCCACATCCATGTCCTAGCAAATGTTGCATTGGCGTTTGTGGAAATTGTATATTACAAGTGCGGCATGTTATAATTACATGTGTGATTGCATTTGTATATTTCACAAATTCATAGCCATATAAGTCGCCATGTATGTGTTCAGCACGTTTAATAAAGTCAACTACGTTTGAGTGACAATTACCAGCACATTTTGAGCAGCCAATGCCTTGTAGATGGTTAGATGCTCTTATATTGAATTCTCCATGTATAGGACAGATTACAATTCCGCTTGATTTTGAATCTGTATATTTAAATTTATGATAAGAATAGAAAAAGTTATGAATAATATTGGAACGAGTAATAAATTCTTCGATTGTCATTCGCCTGATATTTCCAACGTGTTCTACACTACATAATGGACACCCTTGACCACGAAGATGGTTTCCGGCCATTTGACTAAATACCGAATTATGAGAAGGACATATAATATCTATATGTGATTTAATATTTTCCCACTTGACTAAATCATATTTATATTTATTATTATGTATATTATTAGATTTAATTATAAATGTATCTAATGTATACGGCACATGATTAGAACACGCTGGACATCCAATGCCTTGCAGATGGTTAGATGCTCTTATATTGAATTCTCCGTGATATGGGCATATAACAATTCCTTTAGTATGCGAATCTACATAAATAAAATTGCCATAAGAATAGAAAAAGTTATGTTCGATATTTGCTTTATCTATATATTCCGTCTGTGTTAATGGCTTACTCATAATCTGTCAGTGCCTTTTAATTTTAAATAGGAATACTACCTTAACCATGAACTGCTTTGTTGGCACTGACAGTTGGTTGTAGTGGTAGTATTCCTATAAATTGTTTCTTAGTTATAATGTCAATGCCTTATATTATACATATAAGCAAAGATAAGAATTATTCAATCTTTTTTAAGGAAGGAAGTTGTATACGTTTTAATTTAGGAAGCACTATAGTCGATGCACGAGGAATCTCTGGTATATACTTGTCCAATAACTCAAATAGTCTTTCTTCCATTTTCTTTAGATTAAACTTTCCCCTATTCTCCATTCCTAATTTAATTGCTTTATCAATCCTTTCTTGAGAATAGTTAAAGAAATAATCTTTCATTTTTTCCGATGCTTTAGCATAATCAACCTCGAACCATTTACTACCGGAAATGATCCATGAATTTACACTTTCTGGATGAACATCTACCAACTTACCTTCGAAAAAGTCAGCGTATTTTTCATCCATAAAGTCTAGTTGACCAGAATGTTTTGGAAGCAGTGTCGGTTTTAATGCAAATGTAGATGCTAATGAGGAACCGCCCCACGATTCCCCGAATGTGAATGATAAAAATACTTTTACCTTTTCACAAGAATGTAAATATACCATTTCCTTTTCACTTAATTGGCCATAAAACAGGTAAATATTTGGGAGTTTAACATTACCACCCAATTGATTCTTAACCATGTTAGTAATCTCATTTAACTTATTGATACACTCGTGACGATCAACCGTTCCAACTAAAGGTCCATTAGTTTTCAATATTAAACATGGAGGATTATCAATTCCGGCAAATGTTTTGAGGAATGTTTCAATTAATTTACCGGTATTTTTTCTATCACTATTCATATTACCACCCCACATACCACTATAGAAAAATGCAAAGGTTTCAGGAATTTTTGCTAATTCTTCATCAATAGAAGATACTGGCTCAATATTAGCAAATAATTTATCATCTTGTCCCCACATTAAAGTTTCAATTGGTTTATTTAAGACCAATTTTTCACTTGAACCATTAGGATTCTTTTTAAGATATTCTGTCTTAGTAGCAACTTCTTTATTAAATTCTGACATTAATATATTTAAATTCATATTATTGGAACCTTCGATGAATGTGGCAGGATACTGGGTAGTCTCTATACCCGCAGAAATTCCAATATTAACATTACCATTAGGTTTAAAGTCGCACGGTAAAGAAATCTGACACCACACGTCGGGTTTCTTATTTAAATTTTCTCTTAGAATTAATTGTATTAATTCCATTGTTTCTGGATCAGATGCTAACTCATTTATATCACGATTTGAGCAGCTTCCCCATTGATAAGGTATAAGTTTTAAATTCCAATCTTTCTTCTTACAATACTTGTTGATTATTTTTGCAATTTCTAATGAATATCGGCCATAGCCGCTTGAATTTAGAGCTGGAGATTGTAAAACTACTAATGGTTTGTTGTTATTTATCATATTTATTTTATTTTTAATTCTTTTTCTGTTATTACTTTAAATTTATATCCGTTGATTTTACAAAATTTTTCGGCGGCAACTATCTTCGTATATGCATTTTTATAATTCTTTTGTATGCTTTTCATAGGTTTGACCTCTTCTATAAGAGTATCACCAATCAAAAAATCTGGTATATAATGTCGCAACTTTCCTTCGTCATCGTTGTATGGGATTGCAATTTTATGTCGCTTTGTCCACATAATTCCAAGTTCATCCAATTGATTCATACGTATCAATTCATATGAACTAGCATAATATTCTGATTTTCCCGATAATTTAGAAGTATAATATCCAGTTTTATAGAATTTAGACCCACACAATCCAAGACTTGCTTTGTGGAGATTTCCGCACATAGGAGAGCAAAATCTCTTGGTTTCTTTTTTCTGAGCATAAAAACTTAAATTACACCATTCACATTCTTTCATAGTTCCAGTTCTGGGTCTTGGTGGGTTTGTGTGTTGCCATTTAAACTTACATGTATTTGAGCAGAAGTGATAGTTTGACCTATTTTTATCCGATTTACATTTTAATAGTTGTAAATTACACCCATGACACATAACAATGTCCATATTTTTATGGATATATTCAGTATAACATTTTTTACAGCAAAATTTTCCATATCCTTGGAGAACGATATATTTTTTAATATAAAATATATTTTCGCAATTTTTACATGATCGTTTTATCTTTGCCATATTATTTCTTAATTTCTTTAATTATTATGTTTTCAATAAACCAATTAATTTTAATACCTCGTTCATCGCAATATTTCTTTAATTGCTCGTAAACTTCGGATTTAATGTTAATTGTATTTCGCTTCATAATAATAAGTATATGTAAGAATGTTTAAATGCTCATAAATGTTCAATTATTTTTATTAATTCTTTTCAAGGACATATCTCATTTGAAATTGTCCATTTCCTCTAAATTCGTCCATATCGTTTACTGATGTTATATTTTTTACTATATTTCCCGTTTTAATATTGACTACATACATTTTATGAGAATTAGATGTTACATATTCGGAAAATAGTCCTTGCCAGAATTTATAACCGGCATCACTTTGAATTTTATCCGATATGATAGTTGGTTCATTCGGAATAATTTCTTTATTGAACCAATAACTTACTAATCCTTTATTATATTTGGAATTCCATATATGAGTATTTTCAATGCCCCTTATAGGTGATGTGATTCTCATGAAGGAATGTTCCATGCAAATATAAGGAGAGTCTTTTGATAATAGACTATAAAAATGAGTATCGTCTTCAAATTCATAGAATAATCTATATTCATTCCAATTCTTTAATAATTTAGCATTTTGCTCAATTCTCATTGCCGCATACGCATTTTTCTCATAATCATTCATGGAAAAGTCAGTTCTCGGTAATTTCTCCGGCATTTCATTTAAATTATAATATTCCTTAAAATACGACTTATAATCATATTGATATGGGTCAAATGCCGGAATATTGGTCATTTATCTTTAATTTGATCTTTAATTCTTTGTTCGTAGGGAACTGGAGTATTTGATTCGTGTTTTTTATATTGTTCCAATATGTTAGGCATCCGTTCTCTCACTTCTTCTTTATTTGTAGGAATTGCTATTTCTCCCTTGGATGAAGAGTCATATAAATGACTTCCATTTGAAGTTATGGGGATAATATTGTTTTTTGTCGGCAAATCAGACGAACCAAAACCACCATTCCCACGATCAGTCGTATCTAAATCATCAACCACATTAAATTCTACGTTGGTATATGTTTCAAATATAATCTGGGCAATTTTATCACCTACATTTATAGTGACCGGTTCTTGTCCTAAATTAATAAGGGCAACTAACAACTCCCCCCTATACGAATTATCAATTACTCCGGCAAGAACATCAATTCCTTTTTTTACGGCCAATCCACTTCTTGGTGCAACTCTACCATATAAAGTATTGGGAATAGCAAATGAAATATCTGTTTTAAATGCTTTTCTCTCTCCACACTTTAATTCATATGATTCCACAGAATAAACGTCGTATCCGGCGTCGGTATTACGAACTTTAGTTGGAATAATTGCCTTTTCGCTTAATTTTTTTATATTCATGACTTATATTATAAATTATTGATTGTTAAATTCTAACACATTGAAATTTATCATCTATACCAGCCGAATCAAATATTAATTCAGCCGCTGCTGTCATTTGTATAGCCAATATAGGATGTATTATTTGACAGTCAGTTGATTGTCCATATTCAACTAATAAGTCTTCAATTGCCGAGTGTATTTTGGATTTTAGATTTGTATTCATATCGTGATATTATAACTTATTGATGATTGATTATCAACTTATTTTATTTTTTGGTTGTCGGATAATATTGAATTCGAGACGGTCATCAGCACTTTTCCGTGTTGGGATTGCAACAATTGGACGCTTCCCAAACATATCCTCTAGTTTATCCATAATATTTTTTATATATGAGTCAACATCTGCCGGGTGTATATGTTTTATATTTACATCTACTATGATAGTATCATTTTCTTCTAATTGTATTATATTTATATTTATATTTTATTATTAATTTGTTCTTAGAGTTTATATTATATTCGAATATTGATTAATTATCAACTTATTTTATTTCTTAGTCGGTTAATTGAATCGTATCGATTAATTTTAAACATTCTGCCGGTATATTTGATAAAGTAAATACTCCTCCATTATAATTGACATCCTTAAAGTATCTAACATACTGATTATAATCATATAACATAGAAGCATCCAATTCCCATACATCATACGGTATATTTTTCTTAGTGCGTCTTACTATAGATTTAACTATATTTCTAACTTTACCTTTATCAAATACAAAATAAATTCTGGCTGGATGTTTTGATATTTTTTCTTTATTTTTAGGACATAACCCAATATGTTCTATTTTTTCTCTATTAATCGATGGTGAAACGTGATATAATATTTTATAAGAATCATATTGTTCCGTTGGATAATTTGCTTCTAATTGAAGGGTGAATATTTGTCGCTGTTCTTCTATGAATTTATTAGCATCAAATTTCTCCCACTTTCCATTTTTTAATTGTCCCGATATATACCAACCCAACGCATTAATATGTTCTTGTATATGTTGGATAGTAGATTTTGAAAGTGGACGTGATATTTTTAAATCAACATATATTTTATCATTTGACTCACGAACATCAAAATCTCCATCTCGAAACCACCATGCTAAATTATGAGCGGCTTCTTTCGTTCCGACTGATTTAGTTAATAATTCGTAGATCATATGATCCGTATCAATTCCGCTTGTTTTTAATTTTCTTTTTATTTGCATAAGATCTTACTCATTAAATTATTAATACATTGTGCCGGAGATTTTCCAATAGGAGTGGCGGCATAATATCCTTTAAAAGTTAACCATTCCGGATTAATCTTATCAATATAATAATCAAAATCGTCATAAAGAAACATACTCTTATTCAGATTCATTATTTCCGAATTAGTTACTTTATCAATTTTATCAAATTCAACGATATCAAACAAATCAGAATTACATTCTTTCAAGGATAACTTTAATTTATTAATATGGATATCAGATGGTAGAATAATTAAACAGGGCTTGTTAACATTTATTCGAGATCGGGCAAATTCAACTAATCGAGTAGTTTTGCCATGTCCATGAGATGATATATCAAGTATAAAACTCATTTTATTTTAACTCTTTCTCCGTTATTATTCTATATTGATAATTATTTAATTTACAATATTCAATGGCGGCATCATATTTCAAATTGTTATTATCAACTTTACTCTTTACTAAATTACTCGGTTTAACTTCTTCAATTATATTACTACCAACTAGAAAATCAGGAACGTAATTTCTCGTATTCCCAACTGGATCAACGTAGGGAATTCTAATTCCATGCTTCTTCGTCCATTTAATATTTAAATTATCCAATTGTTTCATTCTTTTTTCTTCATATGATGATCCAAACCATTCATCGTTACCTGTTACAGTTGAATGATGCCATCCCTGCTTATAGAAATTACGTTTAGGATTGCATTTTCCTTCAGCTATTAATTTAGAACGAGAAAGGGACATATTAGGATTATATTTTCCTCGCTTAAATTGTCCGGCACATTGTATCGAACAACATTTCTGAGTTACATGGCACTTTTTAGTATAAAACACTGTATTACAAAAGGCACATGTTTTATATTCTCCTAATTGTTGAGTCTTTCTCAAGTATTCTTTCCGACATTGTTTAGAGCAGTATTTATTAGCATCTATTAATAGTTGACTGTGCTGAGTTGATGTGAACTCTTTATTACAGCATAAACAATTCTTTGTTCGGTTGAATCTGTTATATGGCAATTTTAATGATTTGTGATAACAACTATGAGAACAATATTTTCTGGATGATTTTATATCCATGTTACATGTTTTACATTTATTATTCACATTGCATCAATTCTGGTTTGAATTTTACTTCTGTCAATTTTAGGTATTTCGAATCCTAGTTTACCTCTTGTCATTGTATTGCCGACATGATCTTTAACGGAATAAACTCCAAATGCTTTAGGCTTAACCCAATTATTAAATACAAATTCCATACAGTTAACAAACTGTTCTCCCATGTTTTTTGCATTGATTCCACCAGCCCCCAGTGCCCATTCCCTACCTTCCTTGCCATATTGTTTACGAGTTTTATGAGGAGTCATATACCAATACATAAATCCCTCGGCAAAATCCTCAAACTTTGCAATTTCGTCGAATATATAAGGCGTAGGAATACTTCCTTGAACCATTCTTGTTGCTGGCCATACAGGATATGCCCAATTACCACATTTCTTATATTTTCCATCGCTATTACTTCCCCAATCACCGGTAAATTTTAATGGATTTCCAGTATCATCTACAAAGCCCATTTGATCTTGAAGCCCCCCCGTTACTGTTGCAATTATAGGAGTTCCGGCCATAACACTCTCAGCCGTAGAAAGTCCGAATCCTTCTGAACTAGAAGCACATACAACAACGTCGGCACAATTATATAACAGGTTTAAATCGGTGGGAGAAAGCTTTCCCGGTGAGAATAATATATTATAATTAGGGCATAGAGATTCTTTTACAGCAACTAAATTAGTTCCGGCATCAAGTGCAATCTCGCAATGTAGAACTAATAAAATTCTAGATGCTTCTTCCGGAGTTAAATTATCACAAAATTGTCGGTAGGCTAATATTATATTACTTGTTCTTTTTCGTTGAATATTTCGAGAATTATATAATAATATAAAATTATATTCTTTACCTTGCGTTAATTTTTTACGAAATTCAATAAAGGCAGGATCAGTATGCGCTATTGGCTTAAATGTCGTTGATGATATACCATGAGGAACGGTATGAATTAGTTTCTTATTTACTATTTGATTATTAAGTTTGAATGCCATATTATTTATTTAGTTATTTGGTTGTTATTAAATTTCCATCTTGGTCAAATTCTCCTTCTAATGATATACAATTTAAAGGATCACATACATGTTTCGCTACGTTATTTGATTGTTGCGATATAGCAAGGAGCGCATCGACGGAATCATAACTGGGACGATTCCATTGCGGCATCATTTGTGAATCCCAAATATGCCAATACACTAGTGGTATTCCCATTGCATGAATTTGTGCCTCAATTGCAAAAAGCCACATATACTGCCTCGGATCTGTAATTGCCGCTATTGCGTCTGGTTTCTCAATTTCGATTATTTGAAATAAAATATTGGCGTCACCATAACCATTAACCGGATATAATTTACAATAAGCATCTTTAATATTTGCTTCTTCGTTGAAGTGTTGCGACATATCACAAATCTTACCTAATTCCGGGTGCCCATTCGCCCCTCCCAATAAAGTATAGTCATATTTATGCACAGTTTGCTTAACCATTTCCTTTGTTGCGACACTTACGCCTGAAAAAAATCTTATATCATCGGATATAAAAAGTATCTTTTTTTTCTTATTGTTGTTTGTATTATTGTTATTCATATTATTTATTGATTAATTCTCCTTTTCTGTTAAATATCATTTTTCTATAGTTATATCCGGCATCGATAACGGCGGCTTCCTTTAAATTTAGATATTTTGTGGTTTTATTTGTCCAATCCGACTTAACCTCGACTATTAAATTGTCTTTTTTGATATATGCATCTGGATAATATCGACGAGATATTCCGTCTGGGGAGGTGTAACGTAATATGGGCATATCCTTATAAGACGTTGTTATATCATGTTCCGAATAAGTTTTAAGTAATTCATCTAAGCCAAATGGTTCATATCCTTGGACTTTAATGATCTTACCGGATGGCAAAGTATAAGATTTTCGTTGATGTGCTGCTTTTTGTTGTTTTAATATAATTTCTGGACAGTGCATCGGACTTGATACTCCGTAGTTTTTAAGGCATGTTTGTCTTGATTTCTCTTTAACTTCTTCTGTCTGATTGGCGTTCTCCACTCCATATTTTCGCAAACACGTTTGTCTTGATTTTTCTTTAATTTCCGGAACTTGAAACCCATTGCTTACTCCATATTTAAGAAACATTGTATTTTTATATGCGTCAGTCATATGCTTTACGTTTTCTTCAGATTCCCATCTTTTTGACGTAAGTCTGGACATATTTTTAAGCCTGTCATCTGTTTCCTTAGTCTGTCCTTTATTCCATATGAATCTATTTTTATGTATGTTAGCAATTCTAACGTCAGTTTCTTTAGTTAGGCCGGTGTTCCATTTTGGATCGTGTCTGCATATATAGGTATGATACCCAATGTCTAAATTTTTAAATGACGGGGTTCTTCCGCATCCACATTTACAAGTTGGTATATTTCCCAACAATACAAATTCGTTGTAGTAGTTATGTGAAGTCATATTATGACATTTATCAAGATGACATGAAAATCTAGTTGCATTTTTAATTATTCTATTGCAAATTTTACATTGATGTGGGGTTTGTTTTGGTGTCCTTGTTCCGATAGGAGCGGCTGGAAATTGCTTTATATACTCTGCAAGTGTGATATCATGAACACGTTTCAAATGAGAACCATTAACTCTCGTTTTCATATTCAAGCCACAAATTTCACATTTTATAAAAATATAATTCATACTTTAGTTGGTGTATTATTGCTACTTCCACTAATGGCTTGTCGAATGGCAATCTCAGTAAATCCTGATAATTTATAGCCATGTTCCTTGCAAAATTTATGTAAATCTTTACTAATTTCTTCGGAAATTTGTATTGATAATTTGGTATTTTTCTTCTTCATACCATTATACATATATGCAAAAAATTGAAAACACGAGAAAATCGTAGAAATCTAATATTTATTTTTCAACTCCTCTAAAATATAATAAGTTTACTATGGGATTGTATTCTGATATAGTGTGCTGATGTCTGAACCTATAAAGAAAAAACAAATATCATTTAGTCAATTTTCGACCTATTTCGCATGTGGTTATAAATGGTTTCGTGATTATGTTAAGAAGGATAAGAAGTTTGAGGATAATTTAAATATGAGTATGGGTTCTGCCGTGCATTTTGCCCTTCAAACATATTTGACTCTATTGTATAATGAATCAGAAGCCAAAGCAGAGGCACTTGATATTGTCGATATTTTCATAAAATCATTTCGTGGAGAAATTACGAAGAAGGGAATTAAATCTTCCGAAGAAGAAATCGACGAGTTCATAACCGATGGAAGTGCTATTCTAAGAGAATTTATCCGGCCTGAAAATAGAAAGAGATATTTTCCCCGTGAAAAGTATGAACTACTTGGAATTGAAATGTCATTAAATGAACCAATTTTTAATAACCTGAATATTGTAGGGTTTTTGGATTTAGTTTTAAAAGAGAAAATGACGGGAAATATTAAAATTGTTGATTTTAAAACCTCAACGAGAGGATGGTCTGCATCAGAGCAGGAAGATTTTACAAAATTAGCTCAGTTGAGACTCTATAAGGCTCTTTATAGTAAGAAGCATAATCTTCCGCTGAATAAAATTCAAGTTGAATTCTTTATATTAAAGAGAAAACTATATGATGAATCTAAATGTAAATTTCCCCAAACTAGATTAAAGATATTTACTCCGCAATCATATAAAAATGATATTGAGGAAACATTGGTCGAGATCAGTAAATTCATAAAAGCATGTTTCACGGAAGACGGTGAATTTATTCCTAATAAGGAACATGAAAAACTTCCCTCCACAAAAGCATGTAAATATTGCCAATATGCCAAAGACGGAACCTGTGATAAGAAGAAAAATAAATAATTATGATTGATTTCGCCAAAGCTAATACAAAAGAATTTCGGGAATTTTTAAAAAATGAAATCGATGCCGATATATTTTCTCAAATAGCAAATAAAACAAAAAATAAACATATTAAGAATAGATTAGTCGAATGTGCTAAATCGCTGATTGATAATAATAAATCTATTTTAGAGATTGAAAATAACTAAATTATGAAGAAAAAACAAAAAATTAAAAAGATAAATAAATTCCCATCCGTTAGAATAACGAAATCATGGGTAAATTCCTGTGATCATTGTATTCATCAAGAAGCCGGAGGTCATTATTGTAATTTTAGAGGTGAACCCATGAAAAATATGGATATAAAAAGATGTGGTGCCTTCGAAGATAAACTTGATAGTAATAATTTGAAGTATTAATATATGGACGAAATGCGATATAATATTCATGGGGTTATTGTGACAGTGGAACCGAATGGGGAAGTGTGGTTAAAATTTAAAAGCTTAAAAGCAACAGATGGTAGCTTAGTTAAGAGATGTCGACAAATTGTAGATTATATGATTTCCGAGGCGTTTATCACGGATGACCAAGTAGAGTATATTAATATCGACGGAGTCACAATTCGATAATATTTAATTGACAATTGAAATTAAACTGATATAATGCGGTAATATGTTATCATCAGAATTCATACAATCATTAAATGAAGACGAGATGAGTCTATTACTATATTTCGTAAATGTAGTTGGTCGACCTTTATCTCACAATATCCCATTTGAAGTTAACGATTTGAAATTTTTTAGAAAAGATATTTTAACGAAGAAATTATTAGATTCGTTTAATAAATTGACACCGGACGGACATCCAATATTTGTTTCTCTCATGGAAAAGTTTGGTGTTAAAGTTGAAATTAAACAGGAAGAACCTAAGAAAATCGAAGAACCAGTATTACCAATAACAAGTTCAGTTGAACAGATTGTTTCTATTCAACCGGAAGTTTCTCAATCGGCAGAAACTCCTAAAACTGAAACAACTGGCTCGGCAGAAATAAAATAATTATGAAGACAAAATATTTAATAGTAACCATGCCTGACGATTCTCAATGGAGAATTTCGGCAAATTATATAGCAGCACAGAGAGCAGAATATTATGCTACAGGAGATTTTGAAAAGGATAAAACTATTCCATATACAACGCTTTTTCAAGAAGAAATGGAATATGCTTTAAAAAATGATGATGAACTTGTTGATTGGGCATCTAATAGCATGAATTGGTCACATGTAAAAGATATCGCTACAGAATTGCCTAGTAAAAAGAAAGAATTGGATTTTGAAGATAAATGGCCTAATGCCAATAAGGAAATTGTTGAATTGTAATCTATGTTTAAAGCAATTTTTAATGATAAATTAAACGGAATCGTGCATGTGCTTGATGATAGTGATGATCGCTGGCAACAATACCCATCATCTGATTTCCATTATGCTTATAGAAAATCTACTACGGGAACTTTTACATCGATTTATGGTGATAAACTTGAAAAAATAACTTCTTTTGATGAAACAGATACCGGCTTATTTGAATCCGATTTAAATATAGAAATGAAGGTATTATTAGATTTGTATAAGGGTAATGAAGAAGTCAGTAAAGGCCATAGAATTGTTATTTACGATATTGAAACGTCAACTCTTGGTGGTTTCCCGAATGTAATGCTCGGCGATAAAGAAATCACAGCCATTGCATTATATGATTATGCAACCGATAAATATTATTCCCTTATTCTTGATAAAGAAAATAAAGTCCAAAATAAAATTGAGGGTAATCAAACTTTAAGAGCCTTTGAAACGGAAGTTGGATTATTATCTAATTTTCTAACCCTCTGGAGAGAATTAAATCCTACTATAATTTCCGGGTGGAATATTTGGAACTTCGACGATCCGTATATTTATAATCGAATTAAAGTAGTTCTCGGTAAGAAAGCAACTTATAAATTATCACCTCTAGGAATCGTTTACCAAAATCAATTTAATAAAAAATTAGTTATTGGTGGAGTATCTTCTTTGGATTATATCGAATTGTATAAGAAATGGTGCCCCGTGATGAAATCATCATATTCATTAGCCAGCGTTTCCAATGATGAAGAATTAGAACATCGAAAATTAACTTATAAAGGAAATTTGGATGATTTGTATCGTGATAATATAGAACAGTTTATAAATTACAATTTAGTTGACTGTAAAATTATTGTTGACATCGAAAAAAAGTATAAATTCATCGAGCTTGCGATTTCTATTTGTCACAAGGGACATGTGAATTACGAAAGTTTTCGTATGAGTTCTAGGTGGATTGATGGTGCTATTTTAGATTATCTTCATACTGAGATGAATGTCATCGCCCCAAATAAACCAGCCGAAGGACGCCAAAATTATGAAGACATGATTAAATCGGATGAAGAAGGATTTGAAGGTGCGTATGTAAAGGTGCCCCAAGTTGGAATTCATAATGATATAAGCGCACTGGATGTGCAGTCATTGTATCCGTCGATTATACGCACATTAAATATTAGTCCAGAAACTAAAATTGGCAATATAAAAAACTGGGATTGGGATGAATATAACAATGGTAATTTAAAAGAAATTCAACTGAATGAAATGGTTTATACTATGGATGAATTTAAGCGTATGATTTCAAATCACACCATGTCAATATCGGGGTGTGGAACGTGTTATACATTATCAAAGATAGGAGTAATTCCTGCTATATTAACTCAATGGTTTGAAGAACGATTAAAATATAAGAAACTTCAGCACGATTATAATATATCAGGGGACAAAATTAAAGAAGAATATTATAATTTAATCCAAAATAGGACTAAGGTGTTCCTCAATACATGTTATGGAATTTTGGGCCTACCTATCTTTCGTTTCTACGACCTCGACAACGCAAAATCTACCACGATTTCTGGGCAAATTATCATTAAAAAATCAGAAGCATTTATCAATGCAAAGTTCCAAGAAAAGTTGGGTAAGAAATATAAAGTTACATATGAAGACGGGACAAATGAAGTAGTATATAAAAACCAACTCGATCTGAAAGAACGAGGAATAATTATAAACCTATAGACTACACAATATGAAGAAAATAATTAAAATTGAAGAAGTAGAACACGATGATTATGTTCAATACTGCGATACGGATAGTGTGACCGGAGATTGTTTGATTTCGATCAACGGAATTGAGTCTAAGATAGAAGATATATGGAACACTATAAATACAACAAAAGAAATCGTTGATATTTCGGGTCGATATTACAAATTTCCCACATCTACAACATTACCATATTATGATGAGACTAATTCGGTAGTTAAAATGGGTGGTGTGAAGTATATAGAGCGTCACAAAACACGTAAAAAAGTCTTTCTATTAAAAACATCTCTTGGAAATTCAATTAAAGTAACGGAAGACCATTCTATAATGATAGTTGATAAAAACGGGAAACTTATTAAAAAGAAGCCAAAAGAATTAAATAAAGGAGATAAATTGATTTCTATTTGATATTTATATAGATACAACACTATGTATCTATATGAAAACAAAACAACTTAAATTAAAACGTAATCGATTACAATATTGTGAGAAACTATTATCTAAAGGATTGACTGAGCGTGAAATAATACCATTACTCAATACTTTCTCGGTAAGAAATAAGAACTATTGGTTAGAGCGAGATTATTCAATTGAAGAATCGGTCATGATGGCAAGGTCTAGAACGCCAGGAACAATTGAATATTATAAGATATATAAAAATCTATCGGAAGAACAGTCGAAAAAGGCGGTAATCGAGTATCAGTCTAATAAAGTAAATACATTGGAAAATTTTATTAGGAAACACGGACAAGAAGAAGGAGATAAAAGATTCAAATCATATTGCGAAAAGCAAGCGTATTCGAATACTCTAGAATATATGATCAAAAAATATGGAGAAGAAGCCGGAACTAATAAATATTACACAGCCAATAAAAATAGAGCAGTTACATTAGAAAACTGTATTAAAAAGCATGGCAATGAACTCGGAGCACAAATTTACAGTAACTATGTTAAGAAGCAGCGGACGAATGGGAAATCATTAGAATATTTTATACAAAAACTAGGAAAAGATGCAGGAACATGTAAATATATAACTTTAAATAAACAAAAGGCACAGACATATAATAATTACTTGATTAGAAATAATGGAGATGTAGAAAAGGCTGCCGCAGCATTTGATACTTATTGTAAAAACAGATACAATTCAGTTACCACTAAACGTGGAGTTTCTGCTTCATCTCAAGATTTCTTTGGAAAATTACATATGGAATTAATTAAGCTTGGTATAGAAAAGATATTCTATGCATCATATAATCAAGAATGGATAATTAATATTATAGGTAAGCGAGTAGTATATTTGGATTTCTTTGTTAAGAGTCTAGGTAAAGTTATAGAATATAACGGGGATTATTATCATGCAAATCCGACCAAATTTAAATCGACAGATAAAATAAATTGCTATGGAAAGGAGCGTCTGGTAGAATTGGTGTGGAGTGATGAGAAATCACGCTTGGATGATATACGAAGTGTCCCATATATAAAAGATATACTTGTAATATGGGAAGGTGAAGTAAATGATAATGAACATGAGGTTATAAAAAAATGCATACAATTCCTTTTAAAATAGACGAACTAGAAGAAATTATAGAATTGGGCGAACTGGAAGAATATTTTTATGATATTGGGATGGAAGACACCCCACATACATTCTTTGCTAATGATATTTTAGTTCACAACAGTAATTTTTTCTCCATTACGCCCCTATTAAAATGCAATTCTATTTCGGAAGAAGGGAAACAGGAATATTGCATTGACACTACAAAAGAGTTGGCGGCAGGAATTAATAAGTTGTTCGAGTATATGATGCCGAAGGTATTCAATGTTCCAGCTAGTAAAAATAAGATTAAAATTGTGCCAGATATCATAGCACAAAGAGCAATATGGTTTTCTAAGAAGCGTTATGCATTATTAACTACTTTCAACTTTGAAACGGGGAAACCTATCAAAGATAAATTGGGAAATGTAGGTAAAATTAAAATTAAAGGTGTAGATTCAGTGCGTTCCTCATATGCGCCGAGATTTAGAACATTGCTCACAGAATTAATAGAACAACTGTTAAGGGGTAAAGACACTAGTCAAATTGACCAAGAAATAATGGAATTTGAAGAAAACATAAATAATCTTGCGCCGGTTGAGTTGTGTAAAACATCATCAATTAAATTTATTAGTATGAAAGGTGATAAGAATTATAGCAAAGGACGAGAACCATTTGGAACAATAAAAGGATCGCCAGTTACAGCAAAAAGTGGCAATTTCCATAATGATTTATTAAAGATATGGAAATTGGATAAGACATATGAGATGATTAAACATGGTGATAAGTGTAAATGGGTGTATTTGATGCCGAATCCATATAATATTGATTCGGTTGCATTTAGGGGAGATCAATTGGATTCTGAAAAATTGATGGAATTTATTTCAGAATATATAGATAAACAAAAGATTTATACTAAAGAATTAAAAACCAAATTAATTGATATATATGCCGCAATTAATAGGAATTTCCCTAATCGTGGGTCTGAATATGCGGCCAAAATATTTAATTTTAATGAAGAGTGGTAAGAATAAATAATATTGACTTATTACGAATTCCGTATTATGATATGGGAAGAATAGCGGAAATATTGAAAGAAAAATTAAAATTATGAATATATATGATTGTATAAGAGAGCCACTGATAGATACTGATTTCAATCAGGAAATAACCCCCATCTTTTTAGACCAACTCAGATTGTCTATTATAAAGCGTTTAGCACGACATCCAGCACTCAGTAATCATAAATTCGAAGTTTCTAATATTTCTTCGTGTTTAGCACAAGCAATAAATGATACACCATATTATAAGTCGGGACATTGTGTGTGGGGAGACGTATATGTTACCTTAAATGGAGAATCGGAATCGGGACGATTGGGATTTTATATGACACCAACAAAATCGATTTCATTCGAACCAAATCTTATAATCCCCAATTGGGTTCGGCGATTGGAACCCGATGAATACAATGACAGCTTACAACGATTTAAAGAGAGATGTAGAGCCGATGCGGCTGAATTAAGAATTAAAAAATTAGAAATTGAAAATAGTAAATTGAATGATATTAATAAAACACGAGAAGATTTGAATGATAGTTTGGATGAGATTATGATTTCTGACTCGTTTGAGGCGGCTAGACTCAGTCGTGAAGCTGTAAAATTGGCGGATAGACTTCTTCAATCTGAAGAAGATGAAACAATAAAATACACTCAAGATGAACTTATTCAACTTTGTGCCGCTATCGAAAAATTAAATAAAATGGATAAGAGATTTCTCGTTGATTATGGATATGGAAATGCGGTAGAAATAGCAAAC